TGATAACCTCTCCTTCCCAACGATATAAGGAGAGACAAATGCACCCCGGAGATGCAGAACTGCTTGAAACATACTTGACACGGATTGCCCCGAGAGGCTATCAAGAGGAGCAGGAAGTGCTACGGTTACTGTCGGTGCTTAAGGGCATTCAGAAGAAGTCTTACCATAAGGAGCAGAAAGTTGAGCGAGTTAAGTAAGGAGTTACTCTCGCGTACACCCGTGAACTGGGGTTGCGCTATTGCGACTCTACGCGGAAACCTTAACGAGGAAGACCGCACAACCCTTGATGTGTCTCTTGAACGTATTGCGTCAGACACTGGTCGCGGTAGGTCTAAGGTGTACTCGTCAGCATGGCTTGAAAAAGTGCTAAACAACCACGGACACTCAATCAGCAGAAGCACGATTGAACGACACATAAAAGGGAAGTGCAGTTGTGACAAGTCTCAGCGATGACCTAAACACCCCGCCGTCAAAGGTGACTCTCGGCAAGATTGCTGAGTTGTTGAACCGAAACAACATTGACGTTGACGAGGTGGGCTCTATCAAGCGAGTCTCCCTCTACCAGAGCATGATCAAGAATGACGTTGGTCAGGCCGAGGTCCACGACCTCATGGGCATCCAGTTCAATCCCAAGTGGGCTGATGGCCCTGAATGGCCCGTGGTACAGCCGGGTCCTCTGCACAAACTTCCGACTCGTAAGGTAGCCACCAAGGACACCGATGGTTACAAGACAGCAGTAATCCTGCCGGACATGCAAATCGGCTATTATCGCGGTCCCAACGGATTGGAGCCTACGCATGACGAAGAAGCGCTTGCCATTGCTCTGGCAATTACCAGAAAACTCAACCCCGATAGAGTCGTCATGGTCGGAGATAATCTTGATTTCCCCGAGTTTGGAAAGTACAGGTTATCTAGTGCCTACGCTCTCACAACCCAAGCCTCCATCGACCGAGCCACCACGCTCTGTGCGGAAATCAGGTCGGCGGCGCCCAACGCAGAAATAGATTGGATTTCAGGTAACCATGAGGAACGACTCAGTAATTTCATTATTGACAACGCGAAAGCCTCGTTCGGTATTCGGAAAGGTAACACTCCAGATTCTTGGCCTGTGCTTAGCGTTCCTTATCTATGTCGCTTTGATGATTACGGGATTAACTATGTGGCTGGCTATCCGGCTGGACAAGTCTGGATTAATCAAAGGCTTAAAATCATTCACGGCAACAAAGTTCGGTCTAACGGTTCAACCAGCCACGCATACCTCAACGACAGCAAAGTCTCCGTCATCTACGGGCACATTCATCGCCGTGAATGGTGCGAAAAGACCCGCCAAGACTGGGACGGTGCAAAGACCGTCATGGCGGCGTCACCGGGGACGCTAGCCCGGTGTGACGGTGCGGTCCCCAGCACCAAAGGCGGTATTGATTTAGACGGTCGCCCCCTGACCATTGTGGAGGACTGGCAACAGGGCCTCGGCGTGGTGACCTATGAGGAGGGCGAAGGGCAGTTCTGGTATGAGCAGGTCCCCATCCATAATACGAGCGCCTTTTTCCGTGGTAGGGTTTACCAGCCGTAATAAGGGGACATCATGTCTAGAAAGCACAAAATTAAGGCCGTTATGGTCATTTGGGATGACGCTTTTGATGGCCCCGGGGGATGGGTCTACCCAGACAAGTACCGCCCGTTTATCGTTGACCCAATCACCATTGGGTGGATGTTGAACAACGATGACGATAAGTACCTAACTCTCTACTCGTCGTATTACTATGACGAGGAGGGGGATTTAATATGCTCAAATCCTATGCACATTCCTCGTGGTATGATTAAGTCCATTACTCCCATTAAAACGAGGAAGATCGGGGGCCGGTAATGGCACGACGCAAGGCGCGAGGTAAGCGAGCAGGTCTACGCCGAGGAGAGTTGTCAGAGGCCGAGGTTACTGCGTATGGCCCCCAGCAACCCGGCGAAGGCTTCTCTATCCGCACTTCGGGCCGTGGATCGGGTCGTCCTGCTCGTAGCGTGTTTTCGGTTGGGTATGCCCCAGAAGCGGGGCGTGGGGCTGAGGTTGCCATAGACCCCCGAGAGCCTGCCCCTCAACAGTTGCTTGCTTTTAACCGTGCCAATGCCGAGGTTTTGGGAACTCCCGGTGCCAACATGATTCAGGGTGGCTGGCACGACCCAAGCAGTGGTGTTGTTCAGCAAGATACCTCGGTCTCTTTGCCCCTGACCGCTTCCGGACTTGAAGCCGCTATGCACATTGGGGCGCAGAGCCGACAGGAAGCAATCGGCATGCTTGGTCCGAATGCTAAAAAGTCGTATATAAAAGACATTTCTATTCCCAAGCACCTGCACCCTGATCAGTTTGTTTGGCACGAAGGAACCAGCCCTAAGGTGGAGCCCTTTTTCTCCGTAGACCCCGCTGGTGTCGCACGAAGCCGTGTCAAGATTACGCCAAGTCGTGATGAGATGATCGGTGTAGAAGCCGGGATTCTTGCCGATGAACTGGGACTACCTAAGGACTAATACTTAATGCCTGTTGATTTTTGGTCGCCATCCTATAGAGCCTCGTCCAGTGACTTAACAGTCGCTATCTCCCCCCTTGGCTTGGTTGAACTAGCCGATGAGGAGTTTGAGGTTCATGGTCCTCGCCTAAACCGCTATTCCTCGTGCTGGGCTTGGTATCTCGGGCACCACTGGTCGTACCGTCGTGAGATGGGCGAACAGAACATCACCATGAATTACGTCCGCACCATGTCGGATTACATCACCAACTTCTGCTTTGGTAAGGGCATTCAGTTCAAGGTTCCGGAGCAGAATGCCGCCATCATTCCTCATATGCTCCATGAGGTTTGGGAAAACCATAACTCTAAGCATTATGTGCTGTGGGAGATGGGCCAGTTGGCTGGCGTTACCGGCGACTGCTTCGTCAAAGTTGCCTACGAAGAGCCCTATGTTGATCCGGCTGGTATTGGTCATCCGGGGCGCGTTCGTATCATCCCGCTTAACCCCGCCCACTGTTTCCCTGAGTACCACCCCCATGACCGTGACCGTATCCTTCGGTTTAAACTGAAGTACCGCTTTTGGGGAACCAGCCCTGAGGGAACTCGTCAGGTCTACACCTTTACGGAAATCCTTACCGACGAGTCGGTGGAGCAGTACATCAACGATGAACTGATCGACCAATACCCCAACGCTATTGGTCTTATTCCGATTGTCCATATCCCTAACATGACGATCTCTTCTTCGCCGTGGGGACAGTCCGATATCTGGGACATCATCTCTCTCAACCGTGAACTCAATGAGAAGATGACCGAAGTGTCAGACATCATTAACTACCACGCCGCTCCGGTAACCATCATTACTGGCGCTAAAGCCAGTCAGTTGGAGCGAGGGCCGAAGAAAGTGTGGGCCGGTCTTCCGAAGGATGCTTCGGTGTACAACTTGGAATCCCGTGGCGAGATGGCTGGGGCTCTTGAGTACATCCAGTTTATTAAGCGTGCGATGCATGAGATCACTGGTGTTCCTGAAACTGCTCTAGGCCAGTTCCAGCCGGTGTCTAATACCTCAGGTGTTGCTTTGGCAATCCAGTACCAGCCCATGATGAATCGGTATAACCAGAAGAAGATTCATTTTACTAAGGGTCTGGAGAAGGTTAATGAGATCATCATCCGTACATGCGCGGTATTTGAGCCCCAAATGCTCCAGTTTAATCCCGGGGTGGCGGCACCTCCCGAGCCCGATCAAGCACTGGTTCTTGACCCCTCCGACCCCGTGGTTTACCAGACTCAAATCCACTGGCCGGAACCGCTTCCGGTGGATGTCCTTATCAAACTTAACGAAGTTCAAGCCAAGTTGGGTCTCGGTCTGGAGTCCAAGCGAGGCGCTCTCAAGATTCTCGGTGAAGAGTTCCCGAATGAGAAAATGCTTGAAATCTTTGAGGAACTTCGTGATGATGCTCTTGACCAAGGTGCGCTGGATATGTTACGCGCACAGATTCAGCAAGCCGTAATGCTAACTACCGGTATTATCCCCGGACAAGAGGGAGAAAGTAGTGTAGTATCTGCTGGAGGTGAAGCAGGTGCTGGTCCCCTACCCGGGGCACCCGGTATCGGTGAAGCCGAAGGACAGATGATTAACAACATAATCCAAAGGGCATATGGAGCAAGGTTCGCCCAGCGCCGTGTGCCAGACGAAGAATAAAACCGTTATCCCAAAACAGTCAGTAAAAGCCCAACAAGCAAGAGGTAAAAGAAATGAATATTCAGGACGGTGACGGGATTATGATCCCGGTATCCAACGACACTCAGGAAACAGCCCCGACCCGCTCGGAAGGCCGTGTTTTCACCGAATCCGAGGTTGAAGCAATTCGCCGTCAGGAGAAGGACAAACTGTATAAGCGTGTTGAAGACGCTGACGGTCGTGTCCGTAGCCTTGAAGAGCAGTTGTCTGTCATCTCTCAGGAGCGCGAATCGGCCCGTCAGGAGGCCGCAGAACGAGCCCGCGCTGAGGCGGAAATCCTCCGTCGGCGTGAGGCCGAGGAATTGAGCGCCAAGGAACTGCTC